CAAAGTGTTTGTATACTAGTCGAAGGCATCTTTGATGCATTGAGCCTAGGTGCCTGTGCATTAACTCATAATACAATCAGTGACGAGCAAGCAGAACTACTATCACAACTCAACAGACAAATCATTTTCGTCCCCGACCGTGATAAAACAGGATTTGACTCCTGTGAGAGGGCAATTCAATTAGGCTATAATGTCAGTCTCCCATATTGGGACAGTGACGTAAAAGATGTTAATGATGCTATTGTCAAATATGGCAGACTACCTACACTGCTCAGTATATTACAATCAGCTACAATGAGCAAAATTAAAATAGAAATACAAAGGAAGAAAATTGGTAAACAAAACGGATTCTAAAAAGCAAATTGATTATACACCAGATGTACAAAAGCTTTTTTTAAGAATGATGATGACTAACGCTGAGTTATATACTCGGGTTATGAACATTATGAACAGTGAAAACTTTGATAAGAGTTTGCGACCAGTCGCGGATATGTTCAAAGAACACACTGACAGATATAAAGTTTTACCTGATGTAACTCAGGTTAAAGCAATGACAGGAGTAGAGATTGAACCTATCCCTGACTTAAGTGAAGGGCACAATGAATGGTTCTTTGATGCATTTGAAGCATTTACTAAGCGACAAGAACTAGAACGGGCTATTCTTAAAGCCGCAGACTTGCTTGAGAAGGGTGACTTTAGTCCTGTTGAAAAACTAATCAAAGATGCAGTGCAGATTAGTTTACAACGAGACATGGGTACTGATTACTTCTTTGACCCTAAAGGTCGTATTAACAAATACTTTAATGCAGGTGGACAAGTTAGTACAGGCTGGCCCCAGATGGATCGTATCTTATATGGTGGCATGAGTCGAGGTGAACTCAACATCTTTGCAGGTGGTTCAGGCTCAGGTAAGAGTTTAGTTATGATGAACATTGCATTGAACTGGTTACAAGCAGGAATGAGCGGAGTCTACATTACACTTGAATTGAGTGAGGAGCTAACATCACTGCGTACTGATGCTATGTTGACACAGATGGGTACAAAGTCAATTCGTAAAGATATTGACACAACCGATCTTAAAGTTAAGATGGTAGGTAAGAAGTCTGGTAAGTATCGTGTCAAAGGATTGCCTGCACAGAGTAATGTAAATGACATTCGTGCTTACTTAAAAGAAGTACAGATTCAAACAGGTATTAAAATTGACTTTGTGATGGTTGACTACCTAGACTTGGTTATGCCTGTTTCTGTTAAAGTTAATCCTAACGATCAGTTCATCAAGGACAAGTATGTTGCAGAAGAATTGCGTAACTTAGCTAAAGAGATGGGTATCTTGTTAGTCACAGCTAGTCAGTTGAATCGTAGTGCTGTTGATGAAATTGAATTTGACCATAGTCACATTGCAGGTGGTATCAGTAAGATTAACACAGCAGATAACGTGTTCGGTATTTTTACAAGTCGTAGTATGCGTGAGCGTGGTAAGTATCAGATTCAATGTATGAAAAGTCGTAGTTCAACAGGTGTAGGTATGAAAATTGACTTAGACTATGACATTGAAACAATGCGTATTAGTGATAGTGATCCTGATGGATATGCGGATCAACAAGCAAAATATCGTCCAGCACCTAGTCCGACTGACATTATGAATCAAGTGAAAGCTCAATCTACGATAGTTTCTACAGAACCTATCATTGACCAAGCTACAGGGGAAGTTTTAGAACCTCTGAATAAGAAGGTTGTAGTGGACGTTCAGGGTTCTAAACTCAAAAGTTTACTGAACAGTTTAAAGAAATAAGAATAAATACTATATAATGCAAAAACAAACTCGCAGCCTATTGGAAGAATTAGAGTCGATTGGCAATAACCGTGATACAAGTCACATTATTGAGAGCCGTGGCCACAACATTATTACTAGCGCAATCAATTTGCTAGAAATGATTAATAAACACTATACACCAGAACAGGCCGAGATCCTAGAGCGCAAGCTACTAAGTGCTATCAAAAGCAAGGATCAGAGTAGGTTTGCTAAGTCACTAAAAAAGAACAGTAAAAATGAGCCTATCTGAATCCCTATCATCACTCAAATCTAAGATTGAAGAACTATCTATTTTAGAAGAAGGAAAGGGTCACCTTGACCATCCTGAGGATATGGTGTTTCTTGGTGGAAGTCAGGGTGCTACTCAAGCAATTAATGCTACAGTCGCTACCGCAAAGAATCCTAAGACAGTTACAATCAAGTGGGACGGTTACCCTGCACTAATATTTGGTCGTGGAACTAACGGCAAGTTCACCATCATGGACAAGCATATGTTCAATAAGAAAGACCAAACTGGACGTCAGGTATTCAGTCCTCAACAGTTTGTTCAATACGATCAAGCCCGTGGGGTGGATCGTTCAGGGTTATATCAGATTATAGCAGACTTATGGCCTGGTCTTGAAAAAGCAGATAATAGCAAAGGTTTTTATTGGGGTGACTTATTGTTCACTCAACCATTACAAGACCAAAACGGCATGTACAAGTTTAAAGCGAATCCTAATGGTATCGCATACACAGTAGATTCTGACAGTGAAATTGGTCAGTTGTTCAAGGGTAAACAATCTGCTATTGTTGTACATCAGTTCATTCCTGCATCTGCTCAAACTACTGACGAATCAGTCCCATTAGATGGTGGCATAGGAGCATTGAAGAATAATAGTAATGTAGCTATTGTTCCTGCTAAAATGCCCATCACTCCTAAACTAAAAGTAGATGCGTCATTAATCAAAAATGCACAGAATGCAGTCAGACAGCATGGTGCCGCAGTTGATAAGTTAATGAATACTGCACCACAAGCCGCTAATACGTTTCAAACATTATTCACTACATATATCAACAAGCGTATTGTTGCAGGTGATTTGAACAATCTAGTCGATGGATTCATGGAATACTTTAAAGCACGTCCTATGACTGATGCTATGCGAACTAAGCTAACACAACACTTAGAAGCAAACAAAGCAGGTCTAGTTGGCGCGTTCACTATCTGGGTAGCGTTATATCAAATGAAAATGAACTTAGTTGCACAACTAAACAAAGCCGCAGAAGCAAGTCCTGTCAAAGGCTATTTACAAGACGGTACACAAACCCAAGAAGGTTTTGTTGCTAACGGACTTAAATTTGTAGATAGAATGGGCTTTAGTCGTCAAAATCTAGCCGGAAGATAAGCCCAAATCCTGGATTTTTTCATGCCAGGACTAAATATTAGTATGAATCTATACGATTCAAACTTTTTAAAGGAATTTTATTATGGCAGGCTTTACAAGAACACACGGCGATGCACAACCAGTATTCGCAATGGACGTACAAAACGGTCCAGTAGCACCATCTACTGCGGCTGCAGGTACAACTACTAACTTTATCGGACCAGCATTTGACTTCTTCGGTTTTGACTTAGGTGCCGCTCCAACAGATCAACTAGGTGTTGACGAGATGGTTGCACAAGTTATGGTTTCAATTGAGCAATTAAGCACAGTTATGATGTACTCTGTATCAGCTACAGCAAACGTTACAAACATGTCTGTTGCAGTTTATCCAGTTGGCGCATACACAGCGGCTACACTTCAAGCACAAGTTCGTGCTTTAGGTACAGTTAATGGTTATGACCTATCTGGTGCTACAGTAACAAACGTTGGTTTCCGTTTAGCTTCTACAGCTACAACAGCAAGCTAATCAGACGTTTAACTTCAAAGAAATCCGAGATTTATATACATATGAGTTTTAAAATAAGTTGCTACACATTATTTGATATCACCCAAACAGGTGTTATCAATCGTTCCAGACCAGGGGTAGAAGATGATCCTGAGTTATGGCTACACAAAAGAAATACACAGTGCAATTTTGACACAATCGTACAAGCAGTATCACTACGTTCACAACCTGAAGACATTACTACACCTAACTTATCAAAGATTAAGTTAAATGATTTTGACAGTTTTGGTTTTCTATTTGAAGAAGAAGATATTGAAATCAATTGCTGGACCTTTGATTTTACAGTACAACACGCTAGTGTATACAATGATGGCATAACTGACTTGGGTTCATTGTATTCAGATTGCGACCAAGTACCTATGATAAAGACAAATACAGTATGGAACAAATTACCCGAATTTTTGGATAGCTCAGATGAACTTAGAAACATTTATTTTAAGGTGGTCGAAAATGATGAATGACATTGAATTAGAACGCAAATTCAGCAGGATGATTGACTCAAGGGAACTGGACGATTTACAGGATATTTCTATTTTTGAAACATCTAAAGATAATTATGTTGTATTTAAAAATTATAATGTCATAAAAAAATCTAAAACAGACGTAGATGTATGTTTGATAAACGGTGATTTAGTACATTCATTTTCTAGTATGAGAAATGCTATTTGTTGGTGCATTTTTGACAAACGTGGTAAATATGTATTAGCTAATAGAATCATTACCCTAGATAGAGGTATATCTAACGAAGAAGTGCAAATAAACATTCATAATAATTTGTTTAAAAAAGCAAAGAAAACAGACGATAAATTGATATTCCTAGCTAAATTAAACGAAGATAAGTTTAGACGAAGCTCAATGTATCGTGAATTAGAGAGTTATGTAGGAGAATCTGACTACTGGCAACAGCATCAGTTCAGATTAAAAACCACACATTAAAGCCAAAAGTGATAAATACTTTATATTAGTCTTGGGACCCACAATTATGAAATTAACAGATTTTGACAAACAACCAGTATACAGTGCTCAAAGAGCATTGAAAGAACACTATGGTACATCCATTGATGTTAGCAGAATGAGTTACGCACAAGTGCGTACTATGCTCAGTAAAGTCCGTGGTTTGATGAGTGAATCAAAAGCATCAAATAAATTTTACGAGAGCACAGGCAACGGTTCATACATGAAACTAGTTTTCATGGAACAAGCATTGAGCAAGCAGTTTGCTTACTTAAGCACCCAACGTCCACGTATCGTTGTTGAAAACGAAGAAGTAGAAAAGTCACAGACTATTCTAGCCGCACAAGATATGGTTGACTCTATCCAGAAGATGGTTGAGCAAGTCAGCGATATGATTGTTAAAGAATTACCAGCACTAGTCGATTCAGTTCAATCTGAAATTGGTGTTAATGAGAGTTCATCATTCAGTCAACAAGCTTCAGAAGCATTGACTTCATTACAAGCCGCATTGACTCAAAGCCAGACTACAATGAAGAATGCTGTCAATGGAATCACTGGTCAAGGTGATATGGGTGCATTTGACGCAGGTGGTGATGTTACTGCCGATATTGGTGGCGATTTAGGTGGCGAAGAAGATTTCAGCATGGATGCCAATGCAGAACTACCAGATGGTGGTGAAGAAGATATCGATGTAGACATTGAAGAACCAGAAGATTTGGGTTCTGTCGGCCGCGCCAAGAGATAATATGAGACTCTTTGAGTTTGATACTAGTCCACTATTAGTTGGCTTGGTTGCAACGACCAGCCAACTAACCAGTGAAATTGATACTGGTAAAGTCAAACCAAACTGGACCGTTCCAGAACTGTTGCAATACTATAGAG